CCTCGCGGTCGGGTCCCGGGTGAAGGTTTCCCTTCACCAATTGAGGTATTAACCTCTGCCAGTCATTCGCTATCATCCGAAGAGCTTGACGCTAACCACGTCAAGTTCTTCCAATGTGCTGGAGTTCCTCCAGACAAGGCGACTGAACGTGCGGTTAAGTACTCTTTTATAGTCTCACGAAGAACCTTTGGGATCTTCGTGTGAATATAATAGCGTGCACTATCTCGATTCTTACTATCCAATTTGAGTGGGTTGAACCCTATCACTGGCGGATCGACAAGAATTTCTTCTTCTCGTCCTTCAGCTATTAGGTTCTCCATTCGATCTAAGGTAGTCTGAGCCGTCCTCGCGTAAGCGAGAGGCGCAGCTAACATAGGTAAAATAGATAGTATTGTGGGTAGATCAGGCAACAACTCCTTGTTAAAGGTTGGATCTGAGGCGACTTGTCGTATCAATTTGTTTCGATACTGCACGACGTCTCGGACCGTATCTTTAACAGCTACTGTGGCAGCTTTTATCTTGGCCATTGGAATAAATTGGTTAAGAGCTAGTAGAACTTGTTCGTAAGTGACATGACATCCTAGGTACCCACTTGTGAGTACTTCGTATGTCTTCCAGTTACGTTCAAAGTTCTCTTCCTTTTCTAATTTACCAGTCGGCAATAATCGAGACTCCCAGATACGCGTAGTTTCTAAGCGTATTTTGGACTCGTCAAGACCAATTGCACGTAGTAATTTAGCTAAGTCTGATCGGGAATATGCTTGGTATGGAAGATGCCAGTTTCTCTCTATCGTCTGCAGAAGACTAAGGACTGTCGAAGGTCCTTGGTAATCTGACAGAGCCGATATAGGGACACCGGTTATCTCCACATCATGGTAGAACCATCTCTTCGCGAATTCATAGCAGTGTTTACTGATATGAGTTTTGTGAGGGGATGTTTCTACTCCCAATTGAGTTAAGATGTCGTTGTAGTGTTTTGCTACATCGTCATCTCCTAGGACCACATCGTCACCTAAGAGCATATAGTTAGAGTAGGATTTAAACCCTGCTCTGACTGATGCCTCTTTGATGACAAGGTGGTGGCATAGCGCAAATACTGCCCATGAGCTATAAGCTCCCATAGGTTGCCCTGCAGCGTAAGCCACGTGACTCCCTTGGGGGGTCATGTAGGGTATGTGGACCAGTATCTGTGCCCATGCTCGAGATTTCTCGGGCCCAATTAAGACCGATAGAACTGCCTCTTGTAACTGTAAGGGAAACCTGTCAGTTGCATTAGTCAGGTCTATTGAGTGATAATTTGGGTTGGGAGAAACCTTCCCTAGTCGCGACCCTTGATCAAAGGTGCAGTCCGTTTTAAACTGCTTCAATAGTGAAAGAATTTCACTATGGAGGCGTCTTAACGCAGTCTGTGACCAGTAGTCAAGGATGGCGAACACTCGGCTCTTTCCTTCTTTGTCCTTCTTAATAGATAGGCGTCTTAGAGTGGTTAGCTCTTTGACTTTACCCATCGGTTTAAGAGGGACTTCTTCCATGACTCCGAATACTTGATTCATCATGTCCTTTAAGGGTTCACCCCCTAAAGTAGTGATGAATTTGGCTATTCCTGAGTCCGGTAGGAGTGAGAGGTCTATCAAGCTAGTGTCCATCGCGAGACCGTTAGGTCCCGTCTTGGCCGTTACATGATATTCTTCAAACTCGGTCGGAATGTTGCACCCCAAGTCTGCCGCCCAGCGTGAAATCGACTGGATAAGTTCTACCTGTACTGTCACTTTTGGTGATTGTACTATGGAACTATAGTCCACAGGTTTCCATGCTGGAATTTCTCGTGACACTACTAAAAGTGTCATAAGAAAGCGCAGATCGTGGTGATCGCCCTTTAGTAGATCTTGACAGATCCCGAGTGCTTTTGGCACTCCGGATTTGTTAAGACCCACCATTGGGTGAACCGATTTGTGCAACGGTGCACCGGATAGGTACCTTGTAACATGATTGCGTATGGCTTTCGCCATTGCAATTGCTGTTACAGGCCCTACACACTGAATCTGGGTTGTTAAATACCCAAACCAGTGCTCGATGCAACGTTCGTACTTGTCTCTTCGTTCAGAGGGGAAATAGCGAATGAACCAGCGTAATTGCTGTTTCATATTGTTTATTTTCATTCTGTTTTATTGATGGGTGTGATTTATTCACTCACGTCAAAGTAGAGATTGTGTGACTCTCAAGTTGAGGGCTGCTCTAGTCTTGTCGGAAACGATATACTTTGCGGCTATATTGATGTGAAAAGGATAGCTGTCTCTCTCTTTCGAGAGGAGCAATGCACCTTCCTAGGGAATGTAAGCTCATTTCTGAACCAACCAAGCC